ATCTGAAGGTATCTCTGCTTACTTCATCCATACCACTCATGATCTTAACTATACATACAAAAGTTTATTGCCACACATCCAAGATCATGAGACTCTTCAACTACGAAATAGATATCTCTACTTCCGACGTTGTTGACAACAAGGCCGCTTATCCGCGGCTTTATTAGTTTAACGAATCAATCAGTTTATTGAGATACCATTTTGCTTTTTCAGCATCTTCTTTACTATTCTTTTTGAGCCAAAGACGCAGCATATATTTCAATACTTGACCTTGAAGAAAACCTAGCATCGGAGAGGGTGCACTGCTAATTGAATCTTCAATAACTTCAATAGCTTCCACTCGACCATGAGTGTAATGTGCAGGACTATTCACCATATCGTATTGTGTATCAAGCTTAAAGAAGGTTTCATCCGAAAAAGCTGGGCTTTTAAATGATTTGATATTTTTGTGGTCCATTATTGCTCACATCTGAATTAGTCACTTCCTAATATAGAGTCATTAAAGCAATGCTGTGGATATGCCAAGCCCTAAAGGTGACCCAACTTTTATTAAGAACAAAGATCGATACTTTATTGAAGTAGCTCAAGCAGTTGGTCAAGCATCAACACACCCAAAATCTCCTGGAGGGTGTATCATTGTGCGTGACCGAGAGATTATTGGAAATGGTAGAAGCCTATTAACTGACAGCAAAGTCGAAATTGATTGCATTTCATATGCAGTAGCAGCTGCTGCTAAGGCAGGTACTCCTGCTATTGGCGCAATTATATACAGCACCAGATATCCCTTTTCAACTTCTATCTTTCAAGCTCACATGATGGGCATCCGAAAGATTGTAATTCTGGCACACGATTGGGAACCTTATTACAGAGAGGAGTTCAGACGTGCTGGTCGTTTAGCAAGGGAATTGCAGATGGCAATTGAGCCACTATTTTTAGACGAAGATCCAAGATTTACAAAAAATACTAATGACAGAAACATTGATCCAGTTCTCTTCCCAGAAGCGAACCCGTTCACGCCAGATGAATATGATCCAGACAATGCAACAAATACCTTCGATGAATAAACAAATTCTTTTTGACCTTGAATCTACTGGGCTTCTACGTCAAGGATCTCAGATTCATTGCATTGTTATGCGTGGTGGTGACGATGGAAATACTTCTGTATTTGACAACCGTCCTGATCAATCAATCCTGCAAGGCATTCACGAACTAGAGCAAGCCGATCTCTTGATCGGTCACAACATTATTGGATATGACATACCTCTTATCCAAGAACAGTTCCCTGAGTTTATCCCCAAGGGACAGTGTGTAGACACCCTTGTTCTTAGCCGACTGTTCTATCCACACATTGCTGATCGAGACTATGAACGTCGTCCTCACGGCATGCCACAGCGGCTGTATGGACGACATAGCCTAGAAGCATGGGGCTATCGCCTCAAGTGCTTTAAAGGTGATTTTGGTAAACACGAAGGTAACTGGTCTGTTTATACACCTGAGATGCTCGACTATTGCATCCAAGACACAGAAGTAACGCTCAAGCTTTGGGCACTAATGAAACGACGTATGGAGGATTACTCATGACTACTACACCTAAGCGACACGACCCACTGACTCTCGATGAAATCAGTGAAGCATCAAATACTTTCTTTCCTTTATTTAATGAAGTTCATAGTCGTATGCCTAAAGGATCTACGACTGAAGATACTCTTCGAGTAATGGAATCAGTAGCCAAGCTTGGACATAAGTTCCGAGCTGACAAGGCTGATAAAGAGAAATCAA